GATTATAGGGATACTCTGCGGCATAGGGGGTCGCCGGTTCACTCCACGTACCCGGAGCCGCAGTTGGTACAGCCACAGAGATGCTGGTCTTCTTCCCTTGAATCGGCGTCTCACTAATCTTCTCATTGCGAGCAAGCCTCGAAAATGTGGGTTCATTCAAGTGCTCTGGATACCGCGAAGGGATGCCTTCGGTAATCACAGCCCCACCCGTCACCGCGGTGACGGCCGTGGGTTTCTTCGGTGCCGAGAAGAGGTCCGACCCGCTGCGAGGATCGGAAAATCCTAACGCAGGAGATGGTCGTGTGGTTGGAATGCCGGGCAGAATGCCCATGATGATGGGGGTCTGACTCTCCGACCCGTCCAAATAGAACCCCACGACATAATCACCTTCTTTGATCTGAAGCGAAGCATTGTCATTGAGAGGAATGATTGGGTGGGCCCACGGCAAATCTTCCGTAGGGATGACTGATTTCATGTCCGTATGTGATCCCACAATACGGACCTGGCATCGTCCAACCTTTTTGGGGTCTTGGCGGCTTTCCACCACACCCATCCACCATATGAATTGGCTCCCAAGATTGCCTTCCATTATGCCTTCCTCAATTTATCAATTGCCGGGCTACCCTCGATGGCGCCAGGCAGTTGACTCTCGACCGAGTCCTTTGAGAGTTCAAGAATACACACATACTTATTACGATCAATTTTGTGTTGGATGGCAGTGATAAGATACTTTCCAGAATAGAGTTTATCTGATGGCTTTGTATTTTCTTTCGGCACGGTTGCAGCCGGCAGGTTCAGAGTCACGATTTGCCCCACGCGCAAGTTCATATTACCGGGAATTGAAACTTTGAGTTGGAATCCGTGCAACCCAGAAAAATAGGCATTGCGCTGAAGCAGCCAGGTTTCTACTTTCAGATTATCGACCGCAATGCGATAGAACGCATCGGTGCGCTGTGTTTGGGGGATGTTCATTCTGTCCCGTCGAGCTTGCATGAACGTATTCTTGTTTGTGTGTTTGGTTTTTTGGAAAAAATCCATCCCATTCAGCGTAGAAGTTTTGATCTCCTGGTCAAGAATGTTTACGCGCATCAGTTTGCTCGCATAGGTCCCTGTGGAGATTGCTCGCAAAAGATCGGGAGACTGCGACAACTCATAGTCTTCCGCAGACTCCATTCGCATTTGCAGGTCAGGCTTCTCGCTCTTTTCTTGTGTTTCACCTGACAAATTCAAGGGCATAAAGTTGATAATTTGAACAGGTTCTTGTTGAGATAACAATTCAAGAGATGTGAAATGGAATCCCACATTGTCCTCAAAAAAGAGAAAGGAACATCCTGGGGCAGTGCTAGTTCGTGCCATACGGGCAAGCCAATTGATTGACCGAAAGGGTGTCCAATTGGGTATGAGAATATCAAAATTCCCCACGGTCTCTGTTGTGGCTGTCAAAGGGAATTTTGTGGAATCAATCTTGAGATACCTTGACGCGATATCTTTGACCATCGAGGAGATCGTCAGTCCCTTGTACGATTCCGAAATCAGTATAGATTCATTTAGCGCAACCTCTTCAGAACAAAAATGCAAGATGTAATCTTCTGAACTAGCTGTTACCTTTTTGCGATTCGTGATCTTGTAGATACGAAACACTTTTTGAATCTTTAGTGTGCTAGACGGCTTTACAAGCGTGACAGACAAATACTCACCACCAACGATGGGAAGCATGTTGATAAGGTCTTGTGAATCGCTAAGGAAGACACTGCCTGTCATAGCATTGCCGAACAGGTCTTCAAAGATCACCAATTCGCGCAGGATCATATTGATATCCACTTGTTGACCACTAGAGCTAGTGATCGTAAGTGTATCGAATTGGAAATCTGTTGCGTAAATAAGACCGTCTGATAATGGCATTATGCTAATAGGCTTTCAAGTTCGGTGACCACCTGTGGAAGGTGAACATCTTGTAGCAAGGTGATGGTGCGTTTGGATTCATTGAGGTCTACTTCATAATCATAGTTATTCACGATGGCGCGAGTTGTGGTTTTGGTTACGGTCGCCCCACTGCTAAATGTGGTGACCACAGGCACGGGACTGGCGAGCGTGGCATACTTTACGGCATCAATAATGGTGGTCGCAGCACTGGTATTCCCTATTGAATCGACTTTCGTTTCCGTCATGGTATAATGATGCGTCCCGCTAGATGCGGCCGCAACCGAACCATACTTGTTGATGATAAAGTTGACTAGGTTCTGGTAGTCCTTGGGCCAATCAAGCAAAGGATCAGTGATGTTGTTGAATAGGGTGACAACCCAATGATACTTCGTTGAACCGTAAACTCTGTAGGCCACGCTCTCTGGAGACTCCCCCTCAATGATCTGATAGGGATAGAACATGCGACTATTTTTCGATAGGTTGGCAATAGGTGCCGACCGGCGGAAAATATCCGTGACGAGGTTTGCCTCATTCGGCTGGGATGATTCATTGAGAGAATAGAGAACATATGGAAAGTTTGAAAAATATGACGCTGGCATTTAGAACCCCCTATCAATCAATTCTTTGGTCATGAATTCTAACTCTCGGAAGGTCAACACCATGCGTGTGTTGACGGGCTGTTCATTTTTATAAAATGCCGCACCCGAGGGAGCGTAATCGATCATGATATTCTGTAATACACAGGTTGAGATTTTACCCATTGATTCCGTAGAAAACTCAATATCAAACTCAGACGGGGGAACATAGTAACGGCCAATGCCAATTCCCTTTCCCAACATCTCTGGGGCCGAATGAAATTTCAACTCATAGATGATATCGGCTAGGGTCTGGGCGTCGGCCTCATTGCGTGGGCAAAACAAAAAATCAAAGGTGAACGTCCGCAATTCTGGTGTTTCATAAATGACATCAATTTGTGGGTTCAGCGCAATACCAAGGGCTGAGAGACCGAAGTTTGCGCCCTGGTCTGACGCTTTACCTAATGCTTCCGCCGCGGCCCCGGTTGCTGCGCGACCCGCAGGGGAGGTAAGACTCGCCAAGACGCCGGCGATTCCGCCTTGCTTGGCCGCGGCCGTCGAGGAAGTGTGTAGAGCCGGAATGGAAGAAATCGATTGGGCTAGCCCCATGAGAGGGATGCCCGAAATACTGGCATCTTTATATGAATTTGCATAATTCCACGACAGCGTATCGGGCATATAAAGGCGGATCGCCCTTTGCGTTCTTTTAGATTTGCGTCCAAAGCCGATACCCTGCCTCGTATTTTTATTGAGATTGGTTCCTAACCTGGCATTGATATCAGCAGTACCGAGAATACGACCCTTTGAAATCGGGTCTATAGCAAACATATTTGAGGGCCCGCTTGTGAAGGTGGACAATTCCTGCTTCAGAATGTAAATAGTCATCCAATAGGGGAGCTTTGATACGTCCCCCACCAGCGTTCCTGGGTAGTTGAGCCTTTTGTACCCGAAGGTTTTTTGCGCTTCAACCCTCGCCTCACCCTGTTGCTTTGATTCTTTCCCACTAATTTGGTTGACCGCACCTTGTAGCTCGTTTAGTCCTGATGTGACGGCATCTGAAATTTTTCCCAGGATATCTACCATAAATAGCCTCCGTGCATGTTCGTTCTATTTATGTCACCTCTTGGAACCCTATGAAAAAATACTACCAGGGCAAGTATACCCCCGAAAATCCCCAGAAGTACGCCGGGAATGTCCATGAGATTGTGTATCGCTCCGGGTGGGAACGACAACTCATGATAAAGTTTGATCGTGACGGAAATGTGGTCCTCTGGAATTCGGAAGGACTCGCTATTCCCTATCGTTCTCCGCTCGATGGAGCCATCCACCGCTACTTTGTGGATTTCATCATCCAGGTACGAGGAAAAGACGGCAAGGACAAGACCTGGCTGATTGAGGTGAAACCTCATGCCCAGACACTCATACCCAAACAAGGCAAGAAAACCCGCAGGTTCCTGTCTGAGGTCGCCACCTATGCGACTAATCAAGCCAAATGGAAGGCCGCGGATGCCTTTGCCAAAGAGCAAGGATGGGAATTCCAAGTGCTGACCGAGAAACACCACCCCTTTGTCTAGCACATAAATAGAACTATGAATACACTCATAACCCGTATCAAAG